GCAGCCGTTGCCATGAGCACTTCACGAATGATGTCGTCATAGTTGTCAGCCATCACTTGTGCCTCGCTTTCTTACCACCGCGACGCTCACGCTCTATCTCATGCCATGCCATCCATGCAGGTGGATCATCCTTGCGGCCAACAAACGTAGCCAGCTTGGGCCTGTTGCTCATGGCATACTTCCACATGTCCATGGCATGGTCATTACGATCCACAGGCACATCAGTGATCTCAGCACTCGTGTCGTGCTTGAAGTAGTACTCACTGACTTCATCAACGAACCACTGACAGCGATCAGAGACATAGAAGTGTGGTGCTAGGATCATGCCTGTGATGGGATGTTCATGTCTCGTATCCAGTGTCAGATACGTCCAATTCTTAGCGATGCCAGCAGCGATGTCATTGTTCCCTCGCTGCATGCGTAGGCCATACTCTTTGAATAGGTTGTCTACTGTCTCACCAACTGTCCTGCTGTTGCCTGTCTTCCTTCTGAAAACATCTGGATCAGCATAGATGGGTGGCAGTTCAGCATCCGTGATGCCGACTTCAGCACGTATTCTGTGTATATGGCTCGCTGCGTCTGCGACGGTAAGTTCTGCAACTCGGAACCCATCGAGCAGAAACACATTGGCGTCATCATCAGTGTAAAAGATGCCATAACAACTGTGCCGTGCAAGTCCGTGGTCGTATCCTTCCATGAATGAAGGACGAAAGCCGGTGCGCCACAGTTGTTGCAGGTGTCTGGTTGCATCGTCATACGATACGAGATGTTGCGTTTCATCAAACTGGGGGTATACAAGACCTGAGAGCGCACCCCATCGTCCATAAATGAAGCGTTCGCGCATGCTTCCTGTGTAGGTGGCGAGCATTCCTCTGATGTAGTCGTCTCCCACGTTCTCAACGTTCTCGTAGGTGCTGCCTTCGTAGAGTTCGATGAGTGGCTTGGGGCGTCCATCCACGAGAATAGGTTGCCCTGCATTGTCTACCTCGCACAGTAGCTTGTCGCTGATGATGCCACGCTGTGTGTAGTCATGGAGTGGCTTGACGATCTCTCTGTAGCACCAGTTGCGTGTCGGATTGAGTGTCGCAATGAACCACTTCGGTCCCACCTTGGGCATCAGTGGATCACTACCGATGTACTCAGCATTCCCACGCAGACGACCCATCAGGTCCATGAAGTCCTTATGACTGAACTCTGGGTCTTCTAGCTGATCTACAATAATCCAGTCGTAGGTAGCCGACAGCAAGTTGCTTTTCGACTCTTCTGTCTCCTTGCCGCGCTGGGCCACATACCTGAAATTGATAGTGGAGCCATTCTTTAGGATCAGCGTGTTCTCGTCTCGACTCGGCATACGCTTGATCCAGTGTGGCGGACACCATAGCAAGAACTCTCGCCTTATGGTGTCGTTGAGTTTCGGATATGTGCTCCGTGCCACTAGTCCGTTGCATCCAGGATACTCCTGTGACAGCTTCAGTGCCTTCACACATGCAGCCGCTGTCTTACCATTACCGAAGCCACCACCTAGGAACTGCACCTTGCTGTACGACCTATGGAAGCGGTCATGCATGCCTCCTTCTACGATCTTGTATCGCTTGGTGCTCATAGAGTTGTCACAGACTGCATCTCTGCATCGGACAGGACACGTGACCAGTAATTGATACGACGGATGTAACCTGTCACACCTTCACCGGGCACACCGTATTGCATGATTCCTACACCACCCCATGCAACCATGTCAGGAAAGCCTGCTGTGAGTGTGTTTACTGAAGCAATGGTGCCACCATCTGCACAGGCACGTCCTACATTTGGTGCAGCCCAAGTGGTTACACCTTTGCTGATGGCATTCACTGGTGTTGCATTGATGACATTGACCACCCCGGCACCATCGAAGCTACCAACATTACTGGTACTGCCTAGATACAATTGGGTGCGATTGCTAGCGACAGGATAGCTTATGACCCGCCTGTCATTTGTCGTGTTCAGTCTGATAAACTCAGCGAACCACGAACCCCCAGGTGGCACATACCATCCCGTGTTGGCTGGCAGTATTTTACAATCATCAGCACTACGTGTGACTGCTGCACTTGTAGTTGGAATGTAGGATGTAGGGAATGCTCCTGCCTCTAACTGCGCGCCCCAGACGTAGATCGTCTGCGCGCTGGTTGCTGCCTGCCCAGCGTCACGCAGGTCAGTGCCTATTATAAAAAACCAGGACGCTGCGGTTAGCGACCCTGTAACCAGAGTGAACCTCTGCCATGCAGTCGTCAGAGTAATGCGTCCACCGTTCAGGAACGTCGCGCCTGAGTTGGCAGATAGATAGAGCTGCTCGCCGCCGACGCTGCCTCTCAGATAAACACTGAACGCATACGCGGTGGCTGCAACTGTAATTGGCTCGGCCAGGATACTGGTGCCGCCGGCCGATACTGCGGGGTAGACAACCCTCGCTGCGGTCATCGTCTCATCTGGCGCCGTCGTCTGGTTAGCCGTTACAGCCGGCGCGGCAGCCGTTATCGCAAGTTTTTGCCACACCGCGTTGCTCACATCACCGCTGTATAATGTCAGATTAGTCCGTGCTTCCTCAATCAGCAGTCCCTTCAACTGCTTCGTGCTTGGATCATAGTCCCATCGTGGTGCATCTATAGCAGCAGTTCGCAGCACACCAGCACTATCGAAGTACGTAGCTGTAGACGCACGTGTGAATGTAATCCTTGGATCAAGCACTCCTGGTGTCATGAAGTTTAGTGACAGACTAGCACTGTTGAGCAGTTTGCCCTTCGCACTCTGTCCTGCCATCTGTCTGCCAGGATGTCCTAATCCAAAGAACATACTAGTTCACCAACTCTGCAATGTTCAGTGATCCAGCAGCAGTGGCTTGGATACATGCTATGCGCTCTCCTGGCACAACCCAGAAGTACTCAGGTATGCCAGCAGGTAGTAGGATGGCATTCGATGCAGCAGCAACAGCTACTGGATTGGCACCGAAGCTGATCCAACAATCACTGGTTGCCACAACACGGATGTGTCGTGTGTTGTTGGGTGCAGTGAGTGGAACACCTACAGGCGTGTACACACTGTAGCGTCCATCAGTGCCTGTCTGGAATGCATTGCACGCTACACTACCTGCACCGATGGCAATGGTCTGTGACGAATACGGCCTAGCAGCTTGTACTGCCTGACCATGACCATCATTCCTTACAGTCATATGCCTCTCTCCATGTCGATCACAGGTGGAACATCCTCAGTACCACGCCGTATGTATTCTATAACCAACCCACCATCCACGCGATGACGGTGCTCAATAATATCAGCGGGACGATGACCACTACGATCAAGTATATCACGAGCAGCAGCCATCCGATCGGATCGATTTCCTGCATTGAGTGCATCCACCATCGTGGCAGCAGCATTCCTTGCATTCTTAGCTAGCATGTCTCGCACCACGTCAGTCTCACTGTCCACAATGGTCCTGACGATGGCCTCATGCATCTGTCCGTAGGCATCTGACATCTTTAGCCTACCAACCTGATCGATGGTCAGCTTCGTGGCGATGGCTATCTCTTCATCATCCAAACCAAACAACGAATAGGCCAACACCACACTGATGGCATTCATAGTCTTAGGCACTTCAGGTAGATCAGCCAACTTCCTACGTGTGGATACGATCGTCTTCTGTGCCTCTCTGTGTGTTGGTATCTCTACGAACGCAGCAGGCGTATCAACATGCGAGACACGACCACCAGGGTACACGAGTGTTCCATCAGCCAGACGTAGTGGTTCATCACCAGATGGTAGTGATGCAGACATGCTAACTCCTACTGGTACAACTCACGTAGACGCTTACCAATTGCTGCCTCTGCTCCTGATCCTAGCCCACCGCCACCGCCACCTGGGCCAGCATAGTTCTCTGGAATGCCTCCAGGCACAGCACGATGCACACCACCGATACCACGTGGTGCAGAGCGAGGTGCCTTAGCTAGCATCGCATTAACTAATCCCATGAGTGTTGGATCATGTGCAGGAAGTGGTCCCATACCACCACGAATCATAGCAGGAGATTGTATTGGACGCTCTGCTGGTGGCTTAACTCGCGGTCCTGGCTTCTGTGCTGCTGCTGCTCCCACTGCTGGTGCAAGTTGTGGTGACGGAGGAGGTGCAGCAGGAGGTGTGGCTACAGGTCTTGCTGCGGCAGGAGGTGGCGCACTAGTTGTCTGTGGTGCAGGTGCAGCTTGTGGAGGTGGTGCAGATACAGGTGCAGCTTGTGGTGCATTAGGTAACGTAGCAGGAGCAGTTCCTACAGCACCAGTTGATCCTGGCCTAACAGGTGGTGGCGTAGATGGAGTTGGCTCAGCAGGCCCAGGACGGAACACATCTGGTGACATACCACTAGGTGATGGTCCACCTGTCATCCTATTACCCAACATAGGACCAAGTATCGTAGCAGCAGGAATGCCTGCTAGAGCAGCGAGTGCTAATGCAGCTTGGAGGCTAGTGTTGTTAGGTATCAGACCGCCTGCATCAGTGAACAATGACTTCACTGCATCTGGTAGATCACCAACACTAGGCATCTGTGTGCCAGGACCACCTGATGGTGCAGGTGGCGGCACACTTGTTGGCGTAGCAGCAGGAGGTGGAGGTGAAGATGTCGTAGTTGGAGGTGGTGGTGGAGCCGGTGCCTTAACAGTCGATGGAGATGCATCAGCAACTGCATTATCTAGGATGGTATCCAGTGATCCTGGCTCAGCACTCGTTGTGGGTGGTGGTCGGGGAGCACTAACACCCCTATTGGGTTCATCAGTGATCACCCTGTTCACATCATCTACTGGCGTTGCGTAATCACTGGCAACAGTCTGTCCTGGCCTAGTAATTGGCGCACCTTGGACTACTTGCTGACCAATATTCGGTCCAGCAGCCGCTCTGACACTAGCATTAGTAGGAGTGTTGTAGTCATTGCCTGCCCAAGTAGGTGGAATGGGTGGCGTAGGCAGTGCAGGACCAGCAGCCTTAGCAACTGCGGCACCAAATCCTGTAGGCGCAGACGTACCTGCACCTGTAGATGCACGACCTCTAGCAACAGCACGAGTTGGCGTATCTACACTCGGTGTATCAGCGATTAGATCAGGAAATGGTGACGCACCACCCTCTGCCTGTGCTCTAGCTTGCTGTTCTAGGTATGCACGTAGCCCAGCAGGATCAACATTCTTAGCACCAAGGAACTTCTGTTGAATAATCTCCATAGGAGACAGAACATCAGCCATCAGTATCCACTCCTAGGCATACGCGGACCAAGAATTTGCTGCGCGATGCCAGATGCGTCAGGTGCAGCCTGCATTGGTGGCTGTGGAGGCAATTTCTGTGCAGGAGCCTTAGCTTTCTTAGGAGGGAATGGCTTCTGAGCACGTGATTTGGTAGAAGTTGCAGCCTTACCGTAGCTAGGAGCCTGTGCCATCACCAAGCTCCTTTGCCACCACCACCATTACGGCTCGGATCAGTCGGATACGTGAGTGGCTTGGCGCTACGAGCGAAGATTGCACTCAGCGCGGCCTTATCAGCAGCAGTGAATGCACGATTGTTGAGGATCACTGCATTATCGATAGGCCGCTTACCACCCATGCCCTGATCAGCGGTCTGTCCCTTGATCTGTGGATACGTCACTACACCTGTATTGGCGTTCCCAGCCAACAACTGAGTGACCATAGCTCTCAGTGCCTCAATGGTAGGACCATTCTTACGAAATGCCTTAGACAGTGCATCATCAGCACTCGTTACACCATTGGTTTGGATGGCAGGCACACCAGCAGCAGCAGGTCCAGTAGTGTTAGGTGCTAGTGTAGGGGACCAACTAACAAACGACAGTACAGGATTGCTATTAGGCTGTACTACTGCATTGATGAAACCAGTTCTGGCTACACCAGTCTTGTAGTCAACGCCATATGTGGCCATGATTGTCTCCATCTGAGGCTGGGAACAGTACTCAACACACATCCAGGTGACAATTGCAAGCATCATGATGGCTGATTCTAAGTCACCAGTTACGAACTGCATGCATCTCATACTCTACAATTAATTCAACCCCTCATATATACATACGAGGTGCAGGCGTATATACGGTTGTAAGCATCTGGGGATGTTCGGTTTCGTGTCCTGAGCAACGTGCCCTACCCGCTACGGGGGCATATATATACCGCCACTTTTGGAAACCACTGGGGGCCTAGGGGGGCATGAAACAGGACACCCCCACTACATCATAAGCTAGCACATCATCTCATATAGGCATCATGTCGGTGGCAGACCTATACGGTGATGCATTGTTAGAGATAGGTGATTGTTCCGGTAGCATGAGCGACGGCCGCACTCTGTCCCCATCCCCAACCGACTCTGCCAACAGCCGCAGTCTCCAAGCGTATGTCAGCACACACTCACACACGTTCACACTTCTATACGTATGAAAGGATATGAGCACACACGCACACTCACTTAGCTAGGCAATCATGGCGTTATGTTCTCTAAGATATAGCGCTGTATATACGATTGCATATGCGGATGTTAGCGTATGTTTCCTAACTTGATATAACGCAACACATAGCAGGATGGCGCTAGGATGAGGCTACAGGGGCCTCTCTCTTAGTTGGACTCATGGTATCACCCGGATGACAAGGCATCGTAGCCTCATCCTAGGCGTCGCATGACGGTGTT